AAAGCCCCTTGAAACCCGCCTGTTTCGGCCAGTGCGCCGCTTGCCGCTTCAAACCCCTGTAGTATTGCCCCAAACGCGCCCGTCGCCCTCTGAGCGGCAGAGGGGCCAGTATTGAATATGAGAGATGAGGCGGCTTGTGCTAACTTGCCGCCAACCACCGCCCCTATCGGGCCGCCAAGAATACCGCCGATCGTTTGGCCCAAACTGGCAAACGAGCTTTCAAAATCTCCCGTACTAATGCCATCGACCATTGCATCTTGTAGAGATTTGCCGATTTCGGCCTTTTTGTCTCCAAAGTTTTGTTTTAGTCTATCGGTTAAGGTATTGCTGACCTCTGTCCCAACAACGTCTATTTTGGGAACAAATCCCTCTTGTACTCCTTCGCCTAATTCCTCGCCAATCTTTTCGCCGTCATCTTTTGCCGACTCCTCTATTTTAGTGACCGATCCGTTGTATTTTTCAACAACCTCTTTCATTCCCTCGTCAACTAAATGGCTTGCGGATTCGGCAGTGACAGCAATCGCGTTCGTTACGCGATTCGTGTCTTTTTCTAACTCCTCGCCCATTTCCGACGCATGACTTTTAATATTCGTCAACGATTGCCGAACGTCGGTTTGTACTTCTGCGTATCTCTCTTTGAATGTTTTCGGAGCGTCAACCGTTAGCGGCTCAAAGTCTATATTGTCAATCGTTAGGCCGATATGTTGACCTAACTCGTTGAATGTGTCGATTATTCCGTTGATTGATCCCGTAAACTTTTCTCCAATAAAGTTTACGCCTTCAATCAATGGCGTTTTTATAAAATCCCAAAACGCGAGAAATGCTTGCTTGAGCGGCGACCAGATTATCTTGCCCAACTCAATAATAATTCCATACATGCCGCCCTGACCAGAAGGGCCGACGGCGAAGTTGCTGACCAAGTTCATCGACGCGGTAAATATGCCGCCGAGGTTGCCTAAAAAGTTTTCTGCGAAGTCGGCGTTGTTGAGGAGTTCGTTTAATACATTGATTGCGGTATTTTTAAAACCGACAATTACGGCGAGCGCGTCAGAAAACATCTGACCGAAACCGCCGACGGATTTGACGAATTCGTTGGTGTTACTTACTGCCGGAAGTAGGAAGTCATTAATTAACGCGCTCGCCATCGGAACAATATTCTCGCCAACAGAAATCGCCATTTCAGACAAAGCTGATTGCAACTGTCGAACCGCACCGTCAAACGATCCGAGCCGAACTTTTGCCATGTCTTCAGCAACGCCGCCCGACTCTTTTATTTTGGTATCTAACGCATTGAATGAGTCGATGCCCTGCGCCCGTAGCGCATTGATTGCCCTCGCCCCCTCCGTGCCGAATATCTCAAACGCCTGTTGCGTTGTGACCGACTTCTCGTCTAACTGTTCTAAAATGTCAACCATCGGGAGAATATTCCCGTTGGTATCCTTGAAGTTTAGACCAAGCCGCTCCGTTTCTTTTGCCGCCTCTTTCGACGGGTTAATCATTGCGCGGAGTGCTGAGTTAAGTGACGTACCGCCGATGCTACCTTGCAGACCCGCGTTAGCAAGTAAACCGAGCGAGGTCGTTACGTCGTCAAACTCAACGCCCGCCGCCGACGCAGTAGGGCCAACCATCTTGAACGCCTCGCCTAACATCCCGACATCGGTATTTGAGTTGCGCGACGTTTGGGCGAGCTTGTCAACTACGCCATCCAATTCGTCGGCGGTCATACCCATACCGCTCATAATGTTCGACGCTATGTCTGCCGCCGCGCCTAACTCCATACCCGCGGCCGACGCGAGACTTAGCGTCGAGGGCAGTGCGTCCATGATGTCGTTGGTATCGAATCCGGCCATACCGAGGAACTGGATACCCTCGGCGGCTTCTTTCGCAGAGAAGGCCGTCGTTGCGCCCATGTCGCGGGCAAGTTCGCTTAATCCCTCCAGAGTTTCGCCGGTCGCGCCCGTAATAGCCGAAACGTCGGCCATCGATTGCTCAAACTCTCTCGCTTGATTAAACGCGCTCGTCAACCCTGCACCGACGGCGGCAATACCTGCCGTTGCCATCCCTGCCAGTGCAACCGTTGACGCTTTTATGCCGGAGAGAAACGACCCCTGCTTGTTTTCGTCAAATGTGTTTGAGGTTTCGTTTTGTATGTCGCGGAGCGGAGCCGAAAACTGGTCATTCAGTTTTATCGCTACCGTCAAATCCTGTCGAACTGCGGGCATTTTGTTCTCTCAAAATGGTTGCGGTTTCGTCTGCGATAACGTCGAAACCATTTTTTACAATGTGCGGCATTTCTATAATATCGGCAAAGTCCATATGCCGCAAATAGCCGCCCTGTTGCACCGAGTGAGATACGTCGTGTATCTCGTATAAGGCGCGACTCAGATCGGTGATGCGTAACGCAGGGCATCCCTTAAAAGCGACCTCGCCAAGTAAGCCGCCTCTGTCCTTGCCCGCAGGGTGCAAGCACCGCGAAGGCTTGCGCCGACCCATACAGGCAACGCACCCTTTATCTACCCCGAAATAGAACCATCTGGCCGCGCCGCGTAGTTTTTTAATTCTTCGCCCGTAAGGTGCGCCGTTTCGCCCAACACTCTAATAATTTCCATAATGAGCGAATCTGTCTGTGACGAGGTGGTCGGGTTCGGAATGTTTAAAAATATTTCTACGGGGTCGGTCTTTTCTTCGCCACCAAAAACAAAATTCTGAAACTTTCGCGTGTGCGTTGCAAACCGCTTAATTAATCGCAATACCTCAATCGGCATCTGCGTAATCGCTTCCCCATATTCGGGGTCGTTAATCCACCGCTTGAGTTGCTCGTCGCGCCATTCGTTGACCGTGTTCTCTGACTCCTCGTAAAGCGTATCAACAGGGCGCAAGCGTTTTATCTCAAGAGATAACTGCTCCGACTCTGGAAGGTCGCGGTTGCTTTTCCATGTCGGCGTATACTTAAACCAAGTTAATCCTAATTCCATGTTTTTCCTCTTTGCGTCAGAGGATAGGGTGCTTTTCTCATCGGTTGAGAGGGGTGACGCAATCCCCACACCCTATCCAAGAGTGCGTCGAAATCAATCAAATACGAGCGTCACCTCATCCTCGCCGCTTGAGCTTGCCAGAGCGACAAAGTTGACACTATAACGGATCATGTCCGCGTCTGGCGAGTCGCGTTGCGTTGGGTCAAGTTCGGTCACGTTGCAGTTGATCTTCATGCGCTTGCCGGTGGTATCGCCGATAGTAAAAAGCAAATCCTTCTGGACGTTGCGACGGAACTCGTTGAAAAGATTCACCTCATCCTTGCGAACCAAAAAGTCGAGCGAGCCGGTGACTTCGCGGTAAGCCGGAACCGTTACGTCTGCCGCCGAACTGCTCCCGTATTCGGTATTGAGTAAGTCAATACCCGTATTGATCGACAGGCTACCGCCTAAATGCGTGATAGATGTCGAGCCGTTATCAAGCGACAGCGTTCCCGCCGTGCCAAACAACGGATCGCCTGCGAGCGTTGGCGATGGCGTAAACGGCTTGACTACATCGTTGTCAGACCAAGAAGACGAGGCAATTGTCAACGTGTTGGTCGAGTAATTGACAGCGGTGACTTGCACGTTGTCGGTGCTTCCAACGCTAATGACCGAAAACGGTGAGAAGAAATCGGCATCGTCAACGACTAACGCGGTTGCGCTACTACCTGCCCCACTCGCCAAACTGTTCCCTGTCTGGATATAGTCCTTGCCGATACCGCTCGCCGTCCATGTAGCATATGAATCGCCCGACCAATTGAAGGTTAAGTTTTGAATGACCGCACCAAAAACGCCTTCCGAAAGGTCGGAAGTTTTGCGGTAGATGCTCGCCGACAACGCGGTCGGGTCTTTTAGCAAGCTATACGTCACCGAAGAACCGCCGCTTACCGTTTCCGTTCCGAGTGCGTGCTTTAAAAACAGACCGATGTCCGGCGCAGTTCCGGCAGAACCCGAAGGCCGCAAGATGCCCGATGCGCTGAATGGTTGCACCGGCGTTCTTGTGATTGTTCGCTCTACGCGGCTTCGCGTGTCGCGTCGGTCGTTAGGCATTTCACGCCCAACAGGTGCGCCCATCGTTATTGACGTAGCGCGAAACGCATCCGTCGCGGCAGGCTTGACCGCTGTTCCATAGCTTGACTCGGCAACGATAAAGCCGACTAAGTCCGAGCCGTACGAAAAATTATCAACTCCCATTTTTTTGTCTCCTGTTTAGGAAGTGTAAACTAACAATTGCATTTCGGCTCGTTGCTGAAAAGTCGAACCATCCGCGCCGATTTCGCTCGCGTCAATACGTTCTAAAAAAACTTGATCCACTGCATCGCTTAGAGTCGATTTATTGATCAACTCTTGCACCGCCCGACAGGTGCGCCATAGTCGGATTGTTATCATCTCCGTACCGGAGTAGGTCGCCGAGGATTGACTCGTTGTGACAATGACCTCGATGCTTATATAATGCAGTTGCCGTTGATCGGGCGAGTTGACCGCCTCGGTCGATGTCGGAACAATTACGAGGTTTACGTTGGCCGGATAATTTTCTTGCGGCGACCGCCAGAAATAGTCAACGCCGTCAAGCGTTATCCCGTCACCATACGAAGTATCCAATGCGGCGAGCTTGGCCGTCATTCCGGCCTGTAAGGTCGTTATGAGCGAGTTAGCCGCGTCTTGTGGGTTTATCGTTCCCGCCATCGGGTCGAACCTTTCATCGCCTTCTCAACGTCTTTTCTCATTTCCTTCGCCCAATCGTTGACGAGTCCTTGATCGACTTTGACAAACGGTCGGGCGGGCATTTTCTTCGTTCCGTACTGGTGAAACTTCGCATATTTAATTCTTGTGCCTATGATTAACTGACGACCGCCTGCCCTATTGAAAACCATCTGACGGCTCGACTCGTTTGTCAGTGAGTCGCGGAGATGGCCGCGTAAAACAAGCAACGGGCGGTTTGGAAAATGGCGATTTTTCCAAGCGGCATATTTTTTATTCAAATTAGGCCAATCGTAGCCGATACTTTTGCCCTTACTTGTAAACGCTTTGTCGATGCGCTCTGTCCAATTTCTTTTTATACGCAACGCCGCGCCGCCGTCAAAGGGACGTTCTCCCCATTCGCGGAGTTCGCCCTCAACGCCCTCTAATTTTTCCAAGCCTGCGACGCGAATTTCAATCATTCGGCTTTTTCTTTAGCCTTTTTTACTGCGGCTTTTTTTGGCGCAGGCTCGCCGGTCAGCGCGTCAATCGCGGCTTGTATGTTGGCCTGTTTTTGGTTCATCTGCTCAACATATCCCGCGCCCTCTGCGGGAACTTTTGCGGTTTCGTCAATCGCCACTTGTATTTTTTCTATACCCTCGGCATCGGGGCGAACGCCTGCCGGTAAGATTGCGCTTGCAATATCGGCGACAGTAGGTTTCGACATTTCTTTAACTCCTTAACAGTGACAGCGAACCGCCTGCTGATTCGCGCTCTATATCTGCGGACGGAATATCATATAGACCGTTCCGAATGTTGTCCATTATTCGGTTTCTCTCGACAATAAGCGGCTCAAGAAGTTCGTCCGTCCCTGTAGCCGATGAGCTATAAGCGGCGCGTTGTGTTCGTATCGCCGACATAGTAGCGTTTAACGTCTTGAGAATATTTGATGCGTCAGAGCAGGCGTTATAAGTGATTTGCGTGTTTGCGTCGGCCTTTAATTCTATAAACGGAACAATCTCGACAACAATCTCGCCGTCAGTGTTGACTATATCATCATCAATAATCATATACCGTTGATTGTCGCCTTGTATTTTTATAAAGTCACCGCGTCGAACCGATCCGACGAGCGTTCCCGTCGATGCCTTCAGCGACAAAATCGTGTCCATCAAGTCGGCGGTTTCTTTCAAAACAATTTGACCGCCGCCCGACTTTGCTAATTGCCCGCCCTGTGGAGCAACCGGCGCGGCATATCCGCGACCGCGCAAAATGCCGTTGATCTCGCTGAAATCTTGCGTGATAAATCCCTCGACCTCGGTGCTTGACGGGTCGCTGTTTGTGTCAATGGTGAACTGCTGAACCATTGCCTGCACATCGGCAAGTTCACAATACCCATCTGTCGATAGATCAATCGCCACTTGTCACCTCAGAAGTTGCCTTGCGCTTTTTGGTTGATCGCTTGGCTTTTGCTTTTGGTTTCGCCTCGTCGAATAATTCCATTGTTGCCTCGTCAAAATCGGAGGCGTTGACGATAGCGAACCCGTCGGCGTGTTTGATTTTTATCGTTTTTATTTCTGGCATATTTACCTAATCGGTTAATGGGGCAAGGGATCGCTCCCCTGCCCCATCGACAAAACTATCCAAGAATACGAACGGCCAACTCTGGACGCAGTAGCGTCGCGCCATAGAGAATATCGTATTCAAACTTCCACTGCTTTTCTTGGCGCGTCACTTCCAAGCGCATCGTCAAGCCTGTTTTCTCGTCCGTGACTTGTCTCATCATTTCCGAGTTCATGCTCGCGTCCATCAACGGGGCCATAGCGAAACCGAAAGCGTTGCGCTGAAAGCCGAGGTTGACAACGTGAGATGCGGCGAAAGTAATCGCGGCGTTGTCAGCAACAGCCGCGTCCAGAGCGGGAGCAAACGTCAAGTTGCCGCCCGCAAAAGAAGAAACAACAAACTGCTGAGAGGAACCGGCGATGGTAAAGATGTCGCCTTCGACGGGGTTGTTGCTACCTGTGTCGATCCCGATGGTCGTATCGCCTGCGGCGGTTGACGCATCGTTGACCAACCAACTCGTCGGCGTTCCGTTGGCGTTGGTGAACGTGGGAATGTTCTGGTCGAGGTTCCAAGACGCGCCGAGCGCATAACCGATGTCACCGGCTATAATTCCCTCGGTCGATCCGCGGTAGGAAGCGTCTTGCAGAGCGCGGTTGTTAAGAGCATTTCCTTCGGCATCTGCGTCCAGAGCAACGGCACGATCTTCCAACGGTGCTTTAAACTCGTTGAGCTTTGCCCGTGCGCCGGTTGTCCAAGCGTTGAGGTTCGACGCGAAAGGCGTTGTGCCTGCCGTGCCTGCCTGCGAGTATACGCCCTTATACAAGCCGAGAATATAGCTGTCCACGTTGTTAGCTAACGAACGGACGGCCTCGTCGCCCTGTAGGGTCTGGAATGCGTCAACGTCGATCTGCGTGATCTGCTGATCGGTGAGAAAGAAACCGGCCTTGTACCACTGGTTGAGAGAAATGGTCTTGCTCGTCAAGGTGGTATCGCCTGCCGCCGCAGAGGTGTTGCTCGTAGAAACTGCGGACGCGCTAATTTCTGCGCCGACGGGGACGGTAATGGTATCGCCACGGTCGCGGGCGACATTGCTATAGGTCGAGTTGACCAAGCGGGGCATGACAGCGTTCTCGCGCAAAACTTCCAAGCCTCGCGCAATCAGCTTATCGACAAGAGGTGTTACTGTATTTGCCATGCGGCAATCTCCTTAAAAAAAAGGTTATGGGTTGATACCCGTTGATATTGCTCTCGGAGCATCGCACCAGATTGCCGCTCGGCGGTAATGCGGTGAATATGTGAACTGCTTGCGCCTATGCTCCTGTTATTATCCGTCTACTATTTCAACTTCGCCTTTAGATACTTCCGACACATATTTGCCGATCTCGGAGCGGCGTATGCGTTTCTTTCCGTTTTGCATGGCGGTTTCGCCGCCGTTAGCACCCGACCCCGTTGACTCTGCGAACAGAAACGAATCCGATGCCCTTAATTCTTCGACCAGATCGGGAATGCCCTGCGGCGTTTTCCCGTCGGAACTCATCACAGGGTTGCCCTGTGCATCTACGCGGACGGCGGTCGTTCCGTCTCGCTTGAGTTGCGGCCTTATTGCCCGAATGATATGCTCAACGGCTCGGTCGTTTCGCGCATGGGATTTAATGGCCGCATCTCTAATTTGGTTCTCAACGATGTGTATGTCAAGTGTCTGCTCTGCTGATTGGTATTGTTGCGACATTTCGTTGATTTTTTGCTCGTAACTTTGGCGCATCGCCTCGGTGCGTTTGTCGAGCAGTTCGTCAATCTTGCCCTCGCTCAAAAGTTCTTTTTCGGTGCGTTGTTGCACCTCCTTCTGCGACTCGGCGAGTTGAGCTTGGAACTCGGCCTGCTTTTTTTTGAGTTCTTCGTTCTCGCGGTATAGGTTGCGGTTGTTGTTTCTGAACTCGTCGATTTTGTCGTTGCTGTCGGTCTGCAAAACGTATTTATCGCCGTCTTGCGTGTAATGCTCTTTGGTGCCCTCTGGCAGATTGTCAAAAGCACCCGCGTCGATGATGCTGTTAAGCGTCGCCATATTTCTCCTTTAATTCTCTTACGGTTAGTGTGCGACCTTGTTGGTCGAGTAAGTCCTTCAACGTTATTTTTCCGTCTTTGTATAACTGCAACCGACCCGCGCCAATAGTCGCTTTCTGTTCGGCCTCGCTCATTGCGGCGAACGTCTTGGCGAACGTCGGAGTCGGGGCAGGCTTGCCGTCGATTGGAAACCGCTCGCCCCGTTGCGCGATGTCCTCGCTCAGTTCGGGGTCGAGGACGGCCTGCAAATCTTCCAACGATTTAAAGATCGGCGCGAGCGTCGTGCGGCAGTTAAAATGCCACGGCGGGGTACCCGGAAAACTTATCGGCGTTCCTCTAAACCCGCGCCCCGTTTGCAAATCCCACGCATACCCGTTCCGCGTCCGGCAGAGTATCGTCGTCCGGTTGTCGAGGACGGCGTTAGCCTGCACCCCGCGAATGACGTTTGCGTTGCGCTGATACGATGCCAAACGCGCCGAGTTTATCACAGTATCGGTTGCCGTTCGTATGAGAGTTTCCGCGCCTGCCTTCGATTTAAAAACCACCCCATCGCGAAACTGCAAAGACCGATTGCCGCGAATAATGCCGAGCATATCGTCAAGCGTTTGGTTGTTCTGTACTGCATAGTTTAGCGCGTCCTTTGTGTTGTCTTTTAGTCCTCGGCGTTGACGCGCCCACCGCTCGGCAACCGTCAAGCCGGTTCTGTCGTTCGGCACAAGGCCGGTTTCTACTATTTCAAGCGCAACCTCAGACGATATTAATTTCGGCGCGATAGGTGCGCGAAACGCCTGCTGTGTGATAGACGCAACCGCCGCCGATTCGGTTGCCGCTAATCCGACAAACGCCTCGACCGATTGCGCGGCCATCGCAACATAAGTGCGGTCGATTGCTCGGTTGACCTGATCCAGAAGTTGCTCAAGCTGTCGGCGACTCCTCGGCTCGGCGGCTTTCAATAAATCGACAATCTCGCCTTGCAGTTCGTTGATCTGAGAAACTACGTCGCGTATTTGCCCGTTCTGGAACGCGATCAAGTCGAGATCGTGTTGCGTCAATAGCTGATCGACGCGCTCGTTTATTGTCGGCATTTAGCCGTTATCCTTCGGCCTGCATTACCGCTTGTATACCTGCCTGTAGGTCGAGCATCTCGCGTTCCTCTTGGGGCGACGTTTCTGGCCGGAGCAACTCGCCGCGATCATACAAGAAAAGCAGGTTGTCAACGGTCATATAACCGGCTTGCACGATCTGCATCAGTTTGACGGCCTCGTCGCCGGTCATCTGCTCGGCAAAGAAATCGTTGTTGAGAATGACCTCGACCCCTTCCGGCGTTGCGCCAATCCAGACGTTGAGCAGAGCGACGGCCTGCGTCAGACCACGGTCAAGCGTTTCGGTGATGCCGCCTAACGTCGCTTGATCACCTGCCGAGCGGATACGCATCGCGGCGGCGGCCTCGGCTTGGTGCTTCTGTTTTTCAAGCAAGCGACCGCCGAGCGCGGCCATTTTCGCCTCATCCTCGGCCAGTGCGTCGCGCATGGCCGTCAACCCTTCGCCCGTAAACTCTAAATAATACGCCTTTGCGTTCGGCTCCTCTGACCACCACGCCGCGCCTGCGCCTATGCGATACCCTTCGTTGGATTTGGGAAAGCCTGCGGCGATGGCCGTCGGTAGGCCAGTATAATGCAGGCCGTGATTGTAGTCACAAGAGAGCCGCCAATGGTGGAGGTTTACGTCAACGAGGTCGAGCAGAGGCGGCTTTTCGATATCCATGCCGACAGTATTCGCGTTGATGCAAACAAACGGAATATATTCAAGCGGCGCACCCGCTACCGTAGGGACGGCCTCGTCAACAAGGACGTACTGCTCGCGCTGAGAGGCCGCGCTCTTGACCTTGACATATACCCGCACGATATAAATGCCGTTCTCAAGCGAAAGAACGCGAAGGCGTTGTTGCTCGGTCTGCTCGTATTCGTCGTTGACATCCTCAACGTTTGCCATCTCCGACAAGACGACCATCGTCACAACCGACCGGCCACCGATGCGCTCGGTGCGCCAATTGATAATATTCTCGGCGACATACGGGACAAGATACGGGCGGTTTTCCTCGCCGCTGTAATCGCATAGCAACCCATACCGCCCGACCGTCAACAGTTCGCGCATCGCCGTCTTTGCCAATCCGTCGAAACTGTCGTCGGTCATCGTTACGTCGCCAAGATACTGGTCTGCCGCACCTCCGGCGATAGACGGCGACCGGCGAAAACAAGCACCGACCATTCCCTGCACCGTGCGAGCGGTCGCGTTAAAAAACAAGCCGCGCCGGATATACGCCATATATTCGTTCGGCGTTTGTGTGTCGAGCGGCGGGACGTAATCGGGGCCGCGATCTATGACGGCGGCCTGCCCTTCGTGTGCGTCGCGGCATTTCTGCCAAAACGGAGACATATCGTCGTAAGATTGTGCGGTCGATTCAACTGGCATCTGTTGCGTTCCTCGTTAGCGTTTACCGCTAAAATAAAAATATATAGTCATTTGCGCCATTTAGTTTACAAGCCGCGCACCCGCGAAACGCCGCCGTCGTTTTTGCCAATCATCAAATCGGTCAACGCCCATACAAGCGCGTCGAGGCGATCCGGCGATTCGCGGGAGTCGTGCGTATACATACAAAGTTGATCCTCTAACGAGGCGAACGTGCCGCAGTGATGAATGCGCCCCTGCTCGTATAAGGCCGCAATCGGTTCAGCGCGTAGAATCTTCCCCCGCGCCGCTCGGACGGCCTTGTAAGACACGTTGCGGTCAACCGTACGAATCGTATGCTCGACCATATCGCCGCCTTGATTAACCTCGGCAACGATGCGGTCGGCGTTATATTTATAATACGCTTTTATCGCTTGTATCGCCCATTCTTGCGGCGTGTATTGCCCGCTGAAATCCTCGACAACATATCCACGGTTGCCAATCATACCGGCGACCAATATGCCGGTTTCGTCGGCATCCTCGCCCGAAGTCACGGCGGGGTCAACGCCGACAACGATGCGCTCAAAGTGCGGCGGCGTTTCGCGTAAACGGTGCGCGTCGATCATCTCCCGCGACCAGAGCGCACCGACTACATCGTCGAGAATCTCGGCGTGTAGCTCTTGCCGTCCGAGGCGCGTCCCTTCGTAGCGTTCGACGATGCGCTTGGCGAACGACTCGGCCAAGTTTTGCAGGTTGTCGTACGTCGAGCCTCGCGTCACCGTGACCAGTTCGTCAGCAACCAATTCCCGCATTATCTGAACGGGCCTCGGCGTGGTCGTAATAACCGCCTGCGGCGATTCGCCCAAGCGCAGGCCGAGGTCGAGGTTGCTCCACGTTTCTTCGGCGTATCGGTATTTCGCCAACTCGTCGAGCCAAGCCGCGTCATGCTGTGGGCCGCGTAACTGATCCGGCTCGTCGCCAGAATAACAAACGCCAAT